TACATTTGGTTACATTATTACTTTTTAATTTGGGAACAACTATCTTATACAGTTCCTTTTTCTTTTTATTCAGAACTTTGAGTTTTTCTTGGGTAATTTTAATGGTTTTAGAGATTTCAGCATATTCTTTGACTTTCTCGGTAACATCACTGATTTCCTCATTTTTATCCATATTTGATTCTTTACTTTAAATCTAAAACAAATCTTTAAATAAAATTAAAGCTTAAAATTTAATACTTGTTCTTTTAATTATTTGTAAAACCGCTTGCACCAGACCTATCATTACCTGACTGTACCTGTCCATAGTATGGTGGTATACCAAGAGCATCGGATGCATTGAAAATAGGATCGACATAGTTATTCCAGTCAATAGGTACAAGAGCACGGAAATCACTGGTCTTAGAGTAGGGGGTATTGGTACTTGTAATTGCTCCAATTTGTTCAACTGGTGAAAGAGCAGTGAATGCAGCTAGGGCACGGGCGGCTGACTGAGAAAGAGCATTGTTATTAGCATTCACACTTGGTTTGGGAAGAAGGCTACTGGCAGCAAACATAGGAAGATCTTTGGCACACTGGCTCATTTGAGCAGCCCTATCATTTTGGTAGCTTACACTGGGGTAAACATTTCCACCAAGACGACCGAGGTTGCTAGTGTATCCATCACCTAGACTATTTTTGTAGTTTTCTGCAGCTCCAGGAAGAGGAACACCTCCCATAATAGGACGAGCAGAAATATTTTGTGCTAGTTCAAGGTTATCAATACTGGGGTTTAGGTAATTCTGGAGATTAAGGTAATACCGAGCACCAGCTTTATTTACATCTTCTACACTAGTTCCAACATTCATAACAAGTTTGTCTTGGTAGTTTTCAAGATTTTGGGCAGATTGAAGACTTGGTCCTCCAGTATACCTAGGAACAACATTTTGTGTCACTTCAGTAAATTTCTCTTGGTTAAAGAGATTCATAGTAGACATTGCTAAAATAACAGCAGCAATGGCAAAAATTGCACATCCCATTTTTTCATTGCCCATTTGGTTATATTTTAATAAAACATTTTTAATTTACTTGAAAAACGTTTTAAAAAAATTAAAATTAAAATTAAAATTTAAATTAAAATTAAATTAAAAAAAGGTAAATTTTTCATCATCAATTTCATCATCTGATTCATCTAGTTGATCTTCTATAAATCCAAATTTAGGAACAAAGCTATATTTTTTATGGAGTTTTGCTGTACAAATTTCCCAAGTCATAAAACAATTTTCTTTAGTAAAAACAATATATTTCAACTGAGAAATACATTCTACTGTTTCACCCTTAACAAGTTCGGAAATATGTAATGTTTCATTTTTCTTATTAATAAGTTCACTCTTTTTATCAAAAACAAAATTGATAAAATTACCATTTTCATTTACTTTAATAAACTTATTATACATCTGTGTAACTGATGTTAATGGAATCTGTTTTCCAAACCATTCTTCTGAATGAGAAGTAATATAATTTATTAATTTTTCATCTAGATTAGATAAAAAATCATATACCTTTTTACTATAACCTGTTTTAGATAAAAAACTAAGTTCAACAAATTTTTCATAATCTGATTCTAAGAGCATTTTAGGAAACTGGACTATAATTGGTTCCTTGTTTTTATTTTTTATTTTAGCTACCATGAGATCTGCACGGTATTTCTTAGGTTTTGAAATACGGAATGAATCCAAATCAAAGGTATCCGCTAAAAAGTCAGTAGCTTTTGAATTTTCCATTATATTAGTTGTTATTAATTTTTATTAATTTTTATGTCCGGTAAACGAATAATTTTTTTAGTTGGTTTCAAGATAATCACTCATTTTAGTTAAAGGTGTACCAAAACCATAATTAATAAATTCACGATTCTGGTTCTTAAGAACAACTGAATAATCTGGGCGTGTTGCTTCTGCTATATTCACACCTCCATATGGCATTGGACCATATTGACACAAACTATAAAATCCATTGGGACGATTCTTCATAACTGGTTGTTGACTTGTTGGAGCATTGGAATAAGCCCACTTACCACCTGCAACCATTCCTGGAAGCTGATTGGCTTTATAGTCACTGATGTTATCTGGTACAACACGTGTATATTGTTGGAAACCACCTGCTGCTGGAACATCATTTCCAATTGCTAATCCACGACCAACATGGATCTTTTCAATTGGTTGTTCATTGGTCTTAAATTTCATAGTAGATTTAAGTTCCTCCATTTCTTTTTGACGGGTAAGTTCATAACCAGGACCTCCTTTACCTGATTGTCCATACTGATATCCATATCCAGTTATACGTTCTTCGGGTGTGAAAAAGTTTAAGGTTTCAGTGCGAACTGGTTTGCCTAAGTTATCACGGTCACGTTGTTGGCGAAGACCCGTGTACATTTCCATACGTTGTTGAATTTGGGAATCATCGAGGTATTGTTTGGTATCTTCAGGCATGTCTTTATTTAAAAACCATTCCCCTTTTTCAAGAACATCTTTTGTATATTTTTCATAATAGTCTTTTAGTGGAATTCCATTAATAGTTTTGTTATTATATAAGCCATTTTTTTGGATAAATTCCTTTTGTGTCATGTTTTGTTCAGGAGCAATATTGTAGTAACTATCCTGAGGGGTATTATATGGATTATTGTATCCTGATTGATAATTTCCATTGGCTGGTCTTTCAGATGGTGAAAATTGACTTACTTTAGACTGTTCAGAGACATTTGTATTTTGGCGACGGTATTGTTCAGAATCAAGATAAACAGGTGTAAAACGTTCTTTAAACATGTTTATAAGTATTTTTATTTTATTTTAAAGTAATTTATATTATTTTTTTAGGATAAAAGGGCATGGAACCTGTATATTCAGGTGAAATACCTATCTGGCGGCAATAGTCTGAATCAAAATTGTATACATTATTAAATGGTTGTTCATTGCGATCTGTAGAATAACCACTATTATAATTAAAGAACTGGCAATTTTTATCATTATTAACTTTTAGAGGCTGTGATTCAGTTGGCATATTATTATTCCATGAATACTTGGTTAAGTTGCGACTATCTGTTCCTCCACGTTGAGCTTCGGGAAATATAATATGGTTAACTTCTTGAACATTTAATGGTGCTCCAGCAATACCTAAACCATTTGTTCTGGAATTATTGTCTGCCCCATAATACCAGAGATCACTATTGTCTAAAGATTCTTTAGGATTGAAATACCCATCATTTGCCTCAAAGCGGTGATAGCTTTGTGCTGGAAAATCATTTACGGACTTCTTTTCTGCTGTATAAGCTGGAAGTAATTTTTCAAAATTAACATTTTTATAAACTAGTCCTGGATCGTTTTTATAAATATCACTTCCTGAACTTGAAGCAACTGAATCTGTTGATTTACCATTAGGTAAATGATAATCAAATTTTGTTATGCTATATTGGAATGGATCTAGGGTCCAATAATTAGATGCTTGATTTAATTGATAACTTTTGAATTGAGTTCCTAATGGTTGTTGGTTTTCTTCAAGTTGCTGGGATACAGTACCACGAACCATATTGGGACTATTGTAATCATTTCCTCTAGGTAAACTATAGGGCATGTGTGGAGCATCATATGCTACTGGTGTAAATTTCATTAAATATAATTTGTTTAATCTTATATAAGATTTTAAATTTAATAAAATTTTTATTTTTTTTTAACAATTATTGACTTCTACATAATTGCGAAGTTCGTTGCGGCTACTTACACCACACTGATGTAAACTAATAACGTGTCCATTAGCATTCTTAGAGTTCATAATAATGTTATCAACATTTTGAACAATACGGGGATCAACGATATCCCATCGATTAACATATCTTGTTGACTGAGCACCATAATTTTTCTGACCCAGACCAATAAAAGCTTCATCAACTGGTGCTGAATAGCTATAGTCTTGATCTCCAAGTTGGTTAATAGTGGTTGCTTGTTGGTAAAAGTTATTTAGTTCAGGAGATACACTTGGATTACTAGTAAACACTTGTTGAGGGTGTATGGTAATTTGAGATGTTCCTATAGCAGACTTCCTATTTTGAAAGACTGGGTACCTTAGAATTGTAGAATCATCATTTACATACTTAATACTAGTTGTATTGTTTCCTAAGAAGGGTGTTGTAGAATATGGAACAGTGTATGTCTCTGGAAGATCTCTAAGTTTAGTTGGTTCAGGGCGGTCATATATGTTTGCAACTCCATAAGTCTTAAGATTTCCAATAGGTGTAAAACCAGAATTTGAAATCTGAGCATATGGATCACGGATAGCATCTTGAGAATAATACCTAAGTTTTTTGCTTGAAGCATCAATTGAGGGTCCAAGAGATCCGTCACTACTCATATTTTATTCTTTAAAAATATTTTATTTTTTAAATCTTTTTTTTTTAAAGAAATTAAATTAAACTTTATATTCACTCAAAATTCCGTTAGAAGTTACGGTATATTGGTAATAACCTGGCGATGATATAGTAGAAGATAATAATTTGTCCTCTCCTGGACATATTCCTTGTGGATTTCGATTTGTTCCTGAAGCCCATATTACTTTATTATTATCATTTGTTTTATAAAGAACAACATTTCCATCTGATTGGAAATTTAATGAATATTTACCATTAGCGTCAACATTTTCATTTAGGAATTTTATACCTTTTGTACTGATTATAAATAATGCACCATTAAAACCAAGACCTAATTTAGCAGTCCCGTCTGCTGAAGCCAATACAGTTGTACCATCTTTTTTAGGGTTTGTAACGACATATGGACTTGGTCTTTTAGTAGTTGTTGTATCTCCACAAGTAAAGAAACTAGAGTTACAATATACTTTATAATCACATGTAGCCCCTACATTAATTTGGGTAGATGTATTTGCTGGTATTTTAGTGGCTCCGAATGGACTTTTCTTATGAAAAGAAAGATAAAAAAGATAAGCTACAGCTACTACTAATATACCAACAATAATATTTAAAGATTGATTTTGCGAAACATCACCAAACATTGATTTCCTTGAACGCATAATGTATAACTTTAAAAATTATTTTAATTTTAAATTTTTTTTTTTTAAATTAAAATAATTTTTAAATCTTTTTTAATTTAACTTAAATTTTAATAAAATAACTCTACAATTTCTACTGTTTTTTCAGTTGGATTATTAATCCAATAACTAATTTGTTCTTTCAAAATAGATATACGAGTTTCCCATTCTTTTTGTTTTGTTTTTTTAATTTGCATTAATCCTGAATTATTTATTTTCCAACAAGATTTTATGATAATACCTTCATTATTAGTGTATTCATCAGGATTAAATCTAATAAATGTTATTGGTCTAAAATTAAGGTCTTGTGATAATTCCATTAATCGTTTATGTTCACAACTACAATCATAATCATTGTGTCTGTTTTCATCGACTTCAACAATAATAATAGTATAACCCATATCTAAAAGTAAATCTGGACGACGCTTAGAACAACCATCTTTAATCCTCTTATCACAAACCCATGTAAATTCTGGAAAATGATGTTTTATATGATTAACAACATCATTTTCTTTTGTCTTATAGTTTCTAGAAACCTGTATATCAGGACAAAGTTGAATACAACAACTTAAACAGTATCCCTTATATTTAGACGATTTTACAATTGTTTCACACCATTCAGATTTACATAAATATTTTCCATCACATATTTTACAGTAACATTTTCTTTTACCATGTTCACACATTTGACTACCACCACATTCTTTACAGTAATTTATTTGTTTACCGTGTTTGCAAATATTAACACCACCACATTCTTTACAAATATTTTTTTGTCTACTGTGCTTACAAATATTAACACCATCACAATCTTTGCAAATATATTTTTGTCTACCGTGCTCACATATATCAATGCCTCCACAATCTTTACATATACTCTTTCTTTTACCGTGTTCACATATATCAATGCCTCCGCATTCTTTACATTTTGGTTTTTGTTTACCGTGTTCACATATTTGACTACCTTCACAATCTTTACAATAAGCTTTTCGTTTGCTGTGTTCGCATAAAGCCGACCCACCACAATCTTTACAATATTCTTTACGTTTACCGTGTTCGCACTTTTTAAGTGTCATTTTTAAAATAAATCATATTAAATATATAATTATCATATTTTTAAATCTTTTTTAAATAAAACAAATTTAAAAATAAACACTTTAATGACCGTTCTCAGTTCCTGTGGCACGAGCCAGTCGAGTCACGAGTTTGAATTTCTCGGGATCATTTACAAATATACTGGCATATTTGGGATTTACAAGATTTGTTGGGCTACGATAACAGAAATGAGCAAATCCTTCTTGATCATTTGGTAACGTATCTACTGGTACTGGACTGTAGTGCCATTGAGAATTACCTTTATGAAATAACATATCATCAACACGCTGGGAAACTGTTGCTTCTTGGTTCTCTGTCATTAAGTCATTATTTCCTACACCACTGGAACCTATTTCACCTATATTACATGTTCCAAACATTGTTGGTGGAGCGTCATATTCCGGAATATTAAGTACTCCCATTGGGTTATGTATGGTAGATTCACGGCATTTTAATTTTCCATAAGGTTGTCCTTGATATTGGTAACTATTATCCATTCCATTGGGTCCCATAGTTGCAAGTTCTAAATTCCAATCATTTCTATCAGAATTGGGAAGATCTGATTTGGGATAGTTTTGAAGAGCCAAAGTTTGAGGATCACTCATTCCTTGAGGATAAACTCCAACTGTCTCAATACTCCGGTTTCCATCAGGTGGTGGAATAATATTAGGTGAACTATCACTTACTTTAAGAATTTTTGTTGAATACTTGGAATAACTATTTTTAACATTATTCATTAAAACAATAACAGGAACTTGAGTTCCAGTTGGACCAGTATCCTGTGTATATTGAACATCTGCAACAATATTTGTTTCAAGAACACGTCCATTAACACTAAAGGCGAGAATATCACCCTTATTAAAATTTAAACCAGTATTAACATATATAATATTATTTAAAGTATCGGGACTTGGTTGAATTGCCTTAACAAGATAAACACCTGTATCATATGCATTTGTTAAATTAGTATTTAAAGGATCAGGTGTATTTGTAAATGAAGATACTTTTGTAATATTAGATCTAATAAGTATAGTTAGAGAAAGTACAACAACAATAACAGCAAAATAAATAACATCCTTTTTCATAAAAGTCATTATTAGACCAATTATAATTGTTAATAATGCTACAATATTAAGTACTTTAATGAAATTATCAGATTTAGGATCATTATTCATAAAATTTAAATTTTCCATATTAATCAAATCTGGTAAATTATCTAACCAAAATTGAATCATTTAAAAGTTTCTTTAAAATGAACCGTTATTTTAATTTGAGAAATTAAATTAAATTAATTTGGAAAATTAATAATGTAACTTATAAGATTATGTTTTTCTTCTGGCATTTCAATAACATTTGAGCCTATAGTAATTAAAGACTGTATATATTTCCAAACAGCTATTTTGGTTGCTGGTGAAAGATCGGTTTTCCATAAATCTATTCCTTCTAAAATTTTTGGTTTACCATTTCCTAAAAAAAACTGTTCATCTCTCATTGCTATTTGTTCAAGATATGGAATTATATTAATCATAAATTCTAAACATACTTTTTTAATATTTACTTTAATTATTCCCTGAAACAAAATATATTTAGTTTTAATTTTAGTTTCTTCTGGGAAAATTTCTATAAGTTCATTAAAAAATTCATCAACTATTTGATTAAATATTTTTATATAAGTATTCATTTAACCATTTTTATTTAAATTTCGTTTATTCTTTAAATGAAATGTAATTTAAAGTTAAAGGTTAAAGTTAACTTAAAAATGAATACTTATTCTGAAAAAGAAAAGCTTGAGATTTGTTTGGATATATCCAAACAGTTGAAGTTTTATAAAAATGACCAAGGTGTTGTTGTTAATTTATTTAATGATAATTATACCTTTGTACCAAAATTAAAAAAGATATTTTCAGATTACATTAAAGGTAAAACTGAATATACTGGAATTATGGAATTTGAAGAAATTGGAAAACAAATTATTTATTCCTTTCCTATAAATAAAAAGAAAACAGCAACTTTTGTTATAAAAATAAAATCTTAATTTAAATAAAAGAAAGTTATGGAAAAATTAACTTCAAAATTAAATGAAAAACCAGAGATATCACCTTTAAAACCATTAGTTTATAGTATGCTTGTTAATTCAGATAAAGAAAATAAATCAACTGTTATAGATCTACAAAAACTTGTTGAAAATTTTAAAGTTGATGTTTCTGAAGATGGAACCCTAACTCAACTTCCAGCTTTTATTAAAAAAAGTTATTATCAAATTCAAAATTTAGAAAAACCAGATAAATTAGATTTTAGTTATAATTTTCCACCTAAAAGTATTGAACCTGATTTTTATTGTTTAGCTTGTAAACAAAAAGGTCCAAATAACCATACTATAAATTGTAAACGTCCTTTTTCATCATCTTTAATACTTAACAACGAAACACCACGTTTTCCAGGAGTAAAAGAAGGTGCCTATTATGATCTCATTGTTAAAAAAAGTGGTCAGAAAAAAATTATTAGTCAACGTATTCGAAGTAATAAATTTACAGATAACGTTGAAATTATTTACGAAAATGAAAATAACCAACAATGTGTTATTCGCATTTCTCGAAATGGAACTATACTTATTATTTCTGCAAGTTTAAAAGACACAGATTTAATTAATTTAATTGTTTATCGTATTAATCAAACTGATGCTGTAAAGAATTATAAAATAGAAACTACCCGTGTTTATTTAATGAGTGCCCAGTTTAATTTATTTCCAGACAAATCAAATTTTATTATGAATTTAAATGCGTTAAATCAAAATTTATGGAAAATACCTCTTTACAAACAAGAAATTGATAATGATACTGTTTTTATAATATCACCTGATGATTATTATATTGTTAATGGATACAACTACAACTCAGGAGAACAATATAGCAAAAATAATAAACTTACAAATCCATTTATTCAATTTAATCTTATTACTGAAACAGAAAAAATAAATGTTCAAATTTATATTCGTGGAGCTGTTCAAATACGTGCAAGTTCACTTGATAAAACATCTGAAATTGATTATGCTTCACTTGAAGAAATATATAGATTTCTAAAGGAACTTTTAAAAGGTGTTATAACATATTCACATGAAGCAAGTTTTGATATAATAGAATATGAAAATAAACCAGAAAAGAAGTCTAAAATTAATAATACTGTCGATAAAAGACAACCTCAGATTTGCCAAAATAGAGGAAATGTAAAAGGAGGACATGATCTAAGACCTGTACCTTATAGTTTTTATGGTATTTGCCCAGAACATGGATATTATGTTCCACCCAGAGGTGTACGTCGTCCAGATGGAAAAGTAGAACCTTGTTGCCGTAAACTTGTTGAACAAAAAGATAGCCCAGATTATATTGGAAGATATCATGATATTATTATGAATGGATATCCAGATTCAAAGGCTGTTATTTTTGGAGAAACTGTTAATGAAAATGATAGTGCAGTTTATATTCCAGGAACAAAAATAGTTGAATCACGTTCATTTAAAGGTTTGGCTCAGCTTTCCAAAAAAGAACTTACTGCTTGTATTTCAGATAATTACATTCGTAAATCTGATATTTTTGATAAACAAAAAGAAATTTCTTATGATCAATTTACAGCAAATCTAGATAAATTCAATGTTATTCCTTTTAAAAAAATAAAAACATTACTTAATTTGTTACCATTTACTAAAGAGTCATATATGGTATCTCCTATTTTTAATGGAACTATTAGAGTTCATCTTTATATTCTTAAAGGTAAAAGTTATTTTACAAATAAATTTAACGATATTTCTGAAAGTGGAATAAGTGAAGCACCTGAACTTTCAGAAACAGTTATTGAAGGTTACCTTAGCCCTTTTCCAGAACAATTTATATTTTATCCAAATGATATTATAAAGTTTAAAGGAAAAGATATTTCCGAACTTCCTTTTTATAAAGGAAATAAAAACAGAATAAATTATCTCCATGAAACTGTAAATATTTTACAAACTAAACAAAGTTCTCTTCAAATAATTATGGAGTTTAATATAGATATAGTTGGTGGATCTCGAAATTATCTTACGAATTATCAAGAAGTATCTGGGCTTTTATTTACTCCTTATGAAGGAAATGACATTAGAATATGGAGTGATACTGAACATGAAAATAATATTTTCATTGATCTTAAAGTTAAAAAAACTGAAGGTAATTTATGGAAACTATTTTCGGATAATAAACATTTAGATTTCTTTAAAACAAATATTAAAAAGGAAAATGCAGTACCAACTTCATTAATTTCTTTACCTGTTCAATTTACCAAAGGTAAACCTGATGAAATGTTTGTATTATTTAAAGTTAATTTGAATCAAACAGATTTTAAAATTATTGGTAGTAAACCATTATTACCGATAGAACAAATAGACCAATCTATAATGAATTATGATGAAGTAATAAATATTTTAGAATCTATAACTTTTCCAATTTTAAGATCTACATTTATTAATATTAGCGAAGATCCATTGGGTTTTATTTATCATGAACATATATACAAATGTATTGATTTTTCAAAACCACTAATTGTAATTTAACAAATTTTAACAAATTTTAACAAATTTTAATACAAAAATGTCTTTAGACATTAACAGTAATTACTATGCATAAGTATAAATTTATAAATAAAATTCATTGATTCAATAAATGTTTCAAATGGAACAAAATTTCCAATGTATTCTGCTTCTAATTCGTATGTTTCCATACCAGAATCTGGATCTTCTATATGTTTAATTGTTAAAACTTTAGTAATATCAATTCTCCATAAAGGGTGAGGAAAAAATGAATTTCTTTGTTTTATACGTACAAGATCATAACCAATAATATTTGGTGGAATAACTTTTAATCCAACTGTTATAGGTGATGTAGACTCAGTAGATAAACTAAGTTTAAATGTTAAACCAGAAGAAGGTGGTGGATTTGGTGGACGATAATCTAAAAGTCGTTCTTTTTTAATATTAGTAGGGTTTTTAAGTGTAAAATCATTGTATGTACTTCTTCTTGTCCCTGAATCAGAAATAGTTGATAAAAAATCAACACTTGATTCTTCTTTAAATTTAATATTTGATTTTTTCAAAAAATCGAGAAAATAATAATAAGTAAATTTATTTAGTGTTTCACGTGTTCCTTTAGATGGGTATACACGAAATTCTAATTCATATGGTTTTGGTTGGTAAGAATTAGTTTTAGTTATTTCTCTTTTCATTCTAATAGGTGGACGGATAATTGGTTCTTCTTCACCAAAACTAGTACGATTTCCAGAAAAAACATTATAAATTTGTTTTATAGATTCTATTTCTTTTTTAGTGAAGAACATGGAACTTACACATAAAACTAATTTTTCTTGACTAAATAATTTTATAATTTCCATTTCATTTGTTCCAGAAAGTTCTGCTGAAAGTGCTGGTTTTAAAGTATCAAGTGAAAATGGATCCATAATAACACTCATAGTACTCATTATAGTTTTTAAACTATTTCCTTCAGATTTATCTGTTCTTTTTGCTAGAGGAATAAATCTATTTTTTCCAGGGTTATTCTCTTGTGCTAATTTACATTCTACAACATCACCTTCGGTATATTTTTCTTTCATTGTTTCAGTTGGTTTAATAAATGCATGAATAGGTTTTCCTTTAGGTCTTGGAACATAATAATTTTGTTGTGTACTTGTAAGTAACCACCAAATATTTTTGTCCATAGGATTTACTTTAATTTTAAAATCTATGGTAAGTTCACTAGGTGGTTTCCATTTAAATTGAACATTATTATAAGCATTCCATTCACGGAAAGGAATATAATTTCCATCAAAGGCCTGAAGAATTAAACCATCTTCTTTTAATAAAGTCTTTCCCATTCTTTGTTTATTTGTTTCTGCTATAACAAATTTGTAAATATTGGGTGTATGTAAAATAGCATCTATAGGAAACCATACTTTTAATGTAATATCCATATCAGGTAAATCAAGTGTCTTTATTGCTTGACTCATAATAAAATATCGATCATAATAATTATTAGAAATCCAGTTGTATACTTTACCGCGATCTTCGTAAAAAATAACATCAAAAATAAGAAATTCCCAACGACCATTTGGATGTTGTACTAGTTCTCCATCAAAAAGAAAAGTTTTACCTGACATTCCTACAACAGTTTGATCTGGTTTTTTAAAATAATAAAAATTTGTTAAACGATCAATAAAATAAATTGTTCCAGTCGAAGAAAGAAACATAAGATGGCGTACACCATTTACTTTTAAAGTAATGTAATAGACTAAACGATTATTTGCAACACGTAGTAATTGGGACATACACCCCTTTTCAAGTTGAATAGGCATACCTCCAATAAATTGGTCCTTTTCATTTTCACGAAACGCATGGATTAATTCCATATATTCTTCT